TAAAACAAACCCTAACAGAGCATGATAAGAGGGCAGAGGATAGGTCTAGGAGCGTAGAGGAAAGAGATAAGGACATAATGCAAGCGATAAGGGAACTACAGGCAGAGGTGCAACAACAACGCAATAAACCACTATGGAAGAGGATATTTAGCCGGACATAATATGTCTGGTTCTTTTTTTGCCTAAATTTAACAGGAATAACGGACAAGTGATAAGGAGTAGTAATTCATCAGCGAAGAGATTCGCGAATAGTAAGGAGGTTTGACTATGGCTGCGGTTAAGGTTGATATTATTGGATTATTTTCAGATGCCATGGTAATGATCGGTAGATTTGCGCTTAATCAGATACATTGGAATAGGGATTATCATCCCGGCGCAATAATGCAGAACTGGAAACGTAACGATGTTTGTACGGAAACTAAAGAGCGCGGAAAAGACCATGTTGTAAAGGAGTACCCTAAATTAATTAGCAAAGGATGGAATGGTCATAATCGAGTATTCAAGTACAAAATACCGAATGGCCTAAAACACGACAAGTTGATAAAATCCATTAACGACATTGAGTTTAGTCTCAAGAGTGAAGTTCTGTTCAAATTGCTCGAAAATGACAAGAAGGCACACTTTTCTCTGACTGTTTTATCTGGTCATTTGCAAGACCTGATAAATTACACAGACGAGGCAACTAAGCTGAAAGATAAGGGGCTCTGGATACCTGTCGGATGGAGCCGTAGAGGATTGGAACAGTTAAATCTCGCTTCCAATAATTCTCCCCACCTCATGATCGGCGGCGGTACTGGGGCTGGGAAAAGCATCTACGCAAGACTGATACTTGCATGTCTCCATATGAAGTATACAAGGGATGATGTTCGCTTATGGGTATGTGACCTAAAGCATGGCAACGATACATCTATGCTTGGTGATGACCCTATTCTAGTAGACAAGGTTATTGTTGGCCCTGAATCAATTGAGCAAACTATGGATGAGCTTGCAAAGATTATCGGAGAACGATACGAATTAATCAAGGCCCATAAAGGAGCATCGGATATAAATTCACTCAACAAGAAATATCCTGCTGAAAAACTTCCCCATATCATCTGCTTTGTGGATGAGCTTACTAAGCTAGAGGGCAAAGAGTTTTCCAAGGCAAGAGAAAAGATGTCCAAGAACGTAGGAGAAGGTCGGGCTGCTGGGGTTCATTTAATTATCTCATGCCATCGACCAACTGCTAATCTTGTCTCAGGAACCATGAAAAATAATATCCCGGCTGTCGTAGCTTTTAGGTGTAATCCTGTTTCTGCCCGGGTTCTACTAGGGGAAGATGAATGGGAAAGCTCTATGATGATCGACAAGGATATTGAAGGTAGGGCCTTATTCAAACATAAAGACGAGGTATTGGTGCAGGTCCCATATATCGACGACAACGCAATCGAGGCCATCATGGTAGCCTACCAAAAGCCACAAAATGCACAAGCGGAGGCTGTGGACAAAGTTACGAAGGCACCAAAAGAAGTTATAAAGGAGGAAATAGATAAAAAAATAATGGTAGGAAGGCACTTATGTACTGAGGTGACAAGGGAAACCGAGATACAACAGGCTAAATTGCGTCTTGTACAACCACTGGAAACGAATACCGCCAAGAAGAAGAAGGCGAAGGAGTGATGGAATAGTGAACGAGCATCTAAATCGCTTCAGAGGGACGAATTGCGTGGCCTATGGTAAGAGTAGGGATGATGCCATTACTAAGCTCATACGTTCAGGTACAGCCTTTACGCGGCAACAGATCGAACAGGTTGTATTCCCTCGACGTAAATCATCCAAGAGGATAGCACAATATGCTTTGGCTAGATTGTGCAAGCAGGAAAGAATCAAGAAGTGGGTTCGCGCACCACAGCTACCGACTATTTATTATTTAAGGAAACCACGGCAACTAGATCATGTTTTACTTATAAACGATGTTTACTGCTCTCTACTCACTCAGCGAAAGTCCTGGTATGTGGTTGAATGGAAATGGTCTTACCCAATCCTCAACGGGATGGTTATTGCTGACGCTATGGTAAATATCTACACCGAACCGGATCGCAAGGGACGAAAGGTTGTTTTTATCGAAGTTGAGCGTAATCCAAGTAAACGATTCAATAAGCCTGAGCAATATCAGAAGGTTTACGATGCCGATTGGGTAGATGAGGAATGGGCAGTAATCAAGAATGATACCGCCATATTCCCCACGATTCTAATTGTGACAGACGAAATACCACCCATCAAAAGCGAACTTAATTTCATCGTTGCGAGTATTAACGAGATAAAGAAAGATATTTACTCAATTTTAAGGAGGTAGCTATGGGAAAAGCGGGTAAAACAGTAACGAAGGCAACTTTCGGAATTTTGAACCTAGCCATGAAGCCAATTTACGATCAGATGAAAAAAGAGCGCAAAGAAGAAGTAAGGCGTTGGAATGAATCGCTAAATATAGCATCGGTGGATGCGATGGCTGAGGCGAGGATATTTGAGGTTAAGCAGCCTTTTGATTACTGTGTGCATAAGAGTTTTTGGTAATTACCATGCTCTTATCTTGAAAGGCCACTTTCCAGGGAATGAAGATGATATACGGTCAGCCACAAGATGCCCAATACACGCAATGAAAACTAGCGCGAAGATATTTATGCCAAACTCGATAAATGGCAGCGCAAGCAGTATTGAACCTATGATGCTGTGACAATGACCTCGGTGCTTCAGGCATCTTGCGAATGGATTATATTTTCCATAAAACGAGTAGGGATGGTCGATGTCTGGCAATGGGCTTGCTGCAACTACGACGATGGTGTAAAGAGGATCAAAGTTAGTCACCAACGCTCCGAGTAAAAAACCAAAGGTCATATGACCGACTGCCTTCATTTTCTCTCTATTTCATAACTGCATAAAGGGCATTGCCAGAGGGTTGTCCTGTGTTTATCATCCTCAGTTTGGTTTAGTTCGTTATCGCATTCAGGACATATGCCGTATTCTGTCATGGTTTTTACCTCCTGTAAAATATATTGTCACAGATATAATACCCAAACCTCTGTCGTTAATTCGATGGAGGTTTTTGCATATTTTCAATAAATTAGGGCAATATAACTTCAGGCATACGTGAAGGAGTAAAAGAAATGAGGAAATTAATCTTAATATCAGCACTCGTTATATTGGCGTATACTAACCCGCCCAAGAGTAATTACATCGAATACACAAAACAACAAATACTCGGGAATAATTCTTCTGGAATCGTCTCTATGTTCGCCGATCCGTTGATTGATAGGACAACGACTGAGAATGATTTGGGTATCGCCACTATTTATACCACGTACTATGGCGAGAGGAAAGTAACTACTTTAGGAATGTTCAATCGGTTCATTCCTTTGAAATAGACGATACCCTCCGAGTTGGAGGGTATTTGTTTGTGCTATTTATTATTCCATCTTCTCTTTTGGCTTGATGCGACTCCTGTTCCTATCCCATAGAAACTGAATAAGATCCTTCTTTATGCCGACTATGTTAATTATCTTTTCCAATGCCCTCCAATAAATATATGCCGATAATAACAATGCGAATCCGATTCCCATACCGATTACCACATAAATACATAATGATTGAATCCATTGGTTCACCCTCTTCACCCCCTACAATATTTAATCTAATTACCTATAACCAATACGTTGGAACCACAAGCAGGACACTTACTATCTGCTCCACCCTCTCCATTGTACACGAAATATCCACCCTGCATATTAACTCTGAATACAGCATCCCTCTGCTCCATAAAACCTGTATCGTAATCGCAATTTTCACAGGATATGGTAGTTTTAATTCTGCCTTGTTCTGCTATCTCCAAATTAGAAATATTGTTAAGTTCTTTCTTATTATTCCACTCTTCCGCATCCTTATGATCCTGTACACGCTTATTCCAATCCTCACCGGCTAATTCTTTGTTACTTTTCCAATCTCCGCAAGATGCGTGAACACCACAAAAATACTTCATGCTTTGATATTCAGGCTCTTGAGAAACTAATTTTGGTTGATTACCGCATACTGGACATGGTAATAAGCTCATCCCTCTTCATCTCCCTACAATATTTCTTTAACTGCTTGCTTAATCTCAAAGTCATTCACGTTAATAACATCACCGCATCCAGAACCATTACTATTAAGATTAAACTTCGTCATTACATGCCGTTCCTCAAGTTGAAGAATGAACCTATTTTCATCCGTCACAAACTCATATTTGGCTCCGCAAATCGGGCATTCAAGAAATATCTCCTGCTCGCAATCGCTATCGTAATACTCAAGTGAGCCATCCGACTTAATATCGAATTTTTGATTGTGCTTTTCCTCCACTATTAACTGGAGTCTGTTATCGTCAGCCGGTTCAGGGGTACAGTTTGTGCATTTGAATTTATTCATTTTATCCCATCCTTTCTTGTTAGTTTTATATATTCCTTATGTTGTTCCGTCCCTGTGGTCATATGATAATAACATTGAAAGTAAACCTGCCTACACATACCATTAAAGTTACCTAAGCATTTTTTATTAGGGCACGGGTGATACTTAACCTTTTTCATCCTTGCTCATCACTCCTTTTATCTCAATCCAAATATTCTTTCGTATTCCTTACGAAATCCTTACACATATCCACCGCATCATCAACGAACATTCCGTTCGATGTACAAAATTTACCGTCACTTTTACTCTCTATGATGACGAGGATATCTTTCAATTCCCCCTTTGAGTATAAATATTTTATGGCATCCATTACTTCTAAAAAGTCATTAGATTCCTTGGACGTTTGCCTTGCTTTGAATTCCAAAATGCTACCCATGTTTTTTCTCGCTCTCCTTTCTCTTAATCCAACTTCGCATCAAATACCAAATTGGCTACAGTGGCGAAGTGGTTGGGGTTATTTCTTATTTATCATTCCTCTATCAATAATTACATGTGTCGGACAAAAATGAATATCTTGCCATTCTGCGCCCTGCTTAATGGTATGTTTCTCGCAAAGTGGTTGATCACATGTTTTGCGAGGGCCTACCGGATAGTCACATAAGGTTGTTGAAACATCACCACATACAGAGCATGGTTCTATGCCTTTACCGCACCAAAATATTGTTGAGCCATCTGAGAATTTTTCTATTGCACATCCCAAAGTTTATTTAACCCTCCTTATCAACCTTTTATCGAGTTCTTCCTCATCAAAGGTTTCTTTTCTTCCATTCGGAAACACGACAATGTACTTATTGTCTTTATGCAGCCCTGTCGTGTACCTCTCCGCTACGGCACCGTTTTTGCCAAGTAAACATTCGATGGCATGAGTGTCAACCGTCAGCGTTTTTAAAACTCTTACCTTTTGTCCAATAAGGTAATCGAAGTCCTTCCTTGGCGGTTCTGAATATATTTGAGCTAATTTATCCATAAGGTTCATATTACTTCCCCTTCCTCTTCCTAATCTCTCGAATAGCCCAAATCCTAAACCACGCACTAGCTGAAAGTCCTTGGGCCTTAGCGAGTTCTTTTACTTCCTCAACCTCTTCTTTTGTTTCAAAATAAACTTTGACATGAGGCTTGTTTGATTTTTCTTTGCTGTCGGACATTAGTTAGCCTCCAAGAGTCCAGGATTTTCATAGGTATTCCCGATAATCTTAAGGCTATGGATTGTATCTTCTTCCGAGTCATCATTCCAATAATA